ACTGTCCGTCACCTTGATATCAACATTCCTGCTGACTGTGTTACTGAATCTCAAATTCCTTCCTACCAGACTTATCTCGACGCTCTGACGAAGTCCGGATGGGGTCTTTTCAATTCCCTCTGGGTTTCCCACCCTGTTCTCGCTATGATCTGTGGTTTTGCTCTCACTTGTGTTTCTTCGTTTGCTGTTTCTATTGTTATTTCTCAAGTTGTTGGTTTTATTTTTGACTCTCTCATTCCTGACATCAAATCCTACTTTGTGGGAGAGTCTTTCTCCCCCAAAGGCCCTCGATCTTCCGCCCATGCTGCGGAGAGCTTCTCACCTCGAGGCGCGCGTGCTTCTTCGCACCGTGCTGAGAGCTTTGCTCCCCGTGGACCTCGACTCTATCGTGCTTCTCATGCTGCTGAATCTCCTGTTTCCTCTAAAAGTCCCTTCGTCGCTAACGGTTCTGTTGACGAAAATGCCTCGAATCTCATCTCTCATCGCATAATCGCTAACATTCGTTCTCTTTCGATTGCTTCTGCTACCGGAAACATCCTCCCTCTCAACGGTGTCATTTTGCGTGGCCGTACTTTCCTTACTTACGGTCACAACATTGACACTTTTTGCTCTAATCTCACTTCCTCCTCCACCTGTGTTCTTTCCGACGCTTCTGGATCTGATATGTGCCGCTTTCCTGCCTCTGAACTCTCCTTCTACAAGTCCACTTCCCTCGATGGACAGCCTGAGGATTTGTGCCTTATCACACTTCCTCGGACTGTTCCTTGCGGGAAGGATCTTGTCCCTAGCTTTGTCCCTGCTTCTCTTCTTTCCAAGGTGCAATCCGGTGAGGTTGTTACCGTAACCCCCTGTTACCGAAAATTTTCTGGATCTCACATTGCTTATCGAATCTCAACTGCTGACATTATCAATCGTGCTTCTTATATCTATGATGGAAAACCTGTTACTCTTGCTTCTATGATCGAATCTCGCGCAGAAACCTCTCGAGGTGACTGCGGTTCAATTGTTGTTTCTCTGAATCCCTCTCTTGCTCAAAAGATCTGTGGGCTTCACGTTGCCGGTAACGGCTACGGACGAGCTCGTGCTACTCCTCTGACTCGCGAGAAAATCGAACGACTTCTTTCCGATATCCCGTTCGAGGCTCAAAGCTTTTCACACCCTGACCCTCATGATGACACTCTTGATCTGCTTTCCCAACCTGTTAATGATCTGCCTCTTCCTGGAAATTTCTCTCTTGACGCTGAACTCACTCACCCCGTCTCCGTTGGAACCTCTTCTTGCTTGTATCCCTCTCCGATTTCTGGTGTTCTTGCTCCTTCTACTGTCAAACCTGCTTATCTTCGTCCAGTCACCCGTCTTGGCGAATTGGTCGATCCCATGACCAAGTCTCTCGCTAAGGCAGGTGACTGTCTTCCCCATCTTGACCCCGCGGATCTCGTTGAGGCCAGTTCTGACGTCCTTCGTACGATTCAGAACTGCTCTCAACGGGAACCGCGCCTTCTTTCTGTGGAAGAGGCCATCCATGGGGTACCCAATGATCCCTACATTGGTTCCCTCAAGGTCGGCTCCTCCCCCGGATTCCCTTATTCCCTTTCCAGAGAGAAGGGTAAACGCGGTAAGTCAACATGGATTCACCATGAAGACGAGACCGCCGATGCCTATATCTCTGAAGACCTTCTTCGAGACGTTGAGCAAATTCTTTCGGACGCCTCGGTTGGTGTGCGCTCACGCGTGTACTGGCTGGACTTTCCGAAGGACGAAACTCGACCGATTGAGAAGGTGGAACAACTCAAGACCCGCTCTGTCAACTGCTCCCCTCTTCCTTTTACCGTTGCCTGCCGCGTTGCTTTTGGCCAATTTTGTGCCGCCCAGATGGATGGTAGAGGCATCAATGGTTCTGCCATTGGTGTTAACCCCTACTCTGACGACTGGGACGTCATGGCTCGACACTTGCTTCGAGTCGGTGACAATTGCATCGCGGGAGATTACGGTAACTGGGATGGTGGTATTTCGAGCGACCTTCTCTGGGCCGCTTTCGATATCATCGATGGATGGTACGGTGACGACGGGAATTCCCTTCTGCGTCGTACCATCTTTGAGGACATTGCCTCTTCCACTCACGTTTTCAGGCGATTCATTTACACCTGGCAGCACTCCATGCCGTCGGGAACGTACTTGACCGCCTGTGTCAACACCCTCATCAACAATCTCATTGTCAGGTTGGCGTGGCTTAGTGCTTTTCGAGGCACTGGTCACGACAACATGACTTCTTTTTCCAACAACTGCAGGACTGTTGCTCTTGGAGACGACCATGTCGTTTCTGTGAGCAGTAGTCATGCTTCTTCCTTCAACCAGACTCATCTTCAACTCTTTGCCGAATCTCTTGGAATGACTTACACTGACGAAGCTAAAACCGACCGCCGCGACATCACTACCCGCCCGATCTCTTCTGTAACCTTCCTCAAACGTTCTTTTCTTCTCGACTCTGATTCTTGCCGATATATTGCTCCGATTGATCTGACCTCTGTTCATGAGATGTTGAACTGGTTGCGACGTGGTCTTCCTACCGAAGTCGCGCTCCAGCTCAACATCGAATGTGCTTTCAGGGAGCTAAGTCTTTATGACGAGGCTCTCTACAACTCTTCTCTTCGCTCTGTCTCTCGTGCCATGAGAGGAGTCGGTTTCCGAATGCCGGCGGTGCCTTCTTGGCGCTTCCAGCGTTCACGTGTCCTCTTTGGGGATACGTGGCTCTTCTCAGACATGATCACTGATCTGATTTGAATCTCTGCCGTTTGCTGATGGCTTTAAACTCAGCACCTTCACATATGAGAATAGGAATCTCAAATAATTGACGTATGTTTGTTTTATTATCCCGAATCTCATTTTATAGTGCATATCTTTTTAGGTATATTGATAAGTGTGTGGCACTTGTGTGTTTGTATTTTAAATGTAGGCTACTTATCCGTCATGTTGTTTTCTCTAGACTAGCCCTTCTTTGAAGACTAAATTAATTGTGGCTCCGAACTTTCTTGAATCTATTACTTCTGGTATTTCTGATCTTGCTATTTCAACTTTGCCCGCTGTCGGCGGCGCTATTGGAGAGACTGTTCTCCCTGGTGTTGGCGCGGAAATTGGCACTGTTCTCGGAACGGCTGCTGCTTCTGCGCTTTCACCAGATGAGAGCACTTCCTCTGGTGCCGAAGGCATGTTGGGCGCTCCAACTCTTCCACCCGTGGCTCGAACCATTCTTTCGTTTGAGGGGGAACAGACCACACAGACCGCCGTAGCTGACGTGTCTGCTGTTTCTCAGCAAACGGAGTCTATCGAATCACTCCGTCATTTTTTCAAGCGACCTCAATATCTTGATTCTATGCCTCTTTCCTACAATTCTGCCTGGATTCTCCCTTCCGAATATTTCACTCGTAATATTGTTCAACAGAAACTCAAGGGTTACTCGGGGGCGCGTTTTACTATGTGTCTCAGGGTGACCTCCAATTCCCAACCTTTGTGTAATGGAGCTTACGTCGTCGCTTTTTACCCCGGCGATATTGCAACAATCCTCCAGGGGAATGGTGAGTACGCCAACGCTGCCTCATCAGCGGCGCAGGGCGATGTCTTCACTCTTCTGCAGGATTTCCATGCACCTCACGTTGTTCACGACATTTCTCAGACTACCTCTACTGAACTTCGCATTCCTTTCTTCTATCCCTATCGCTTTATGGATACTGGAACTCTTCTTGGCCTGCCGTCGTCGGATTTTTCCTCCGCTAACATGCTCGGTCGTTTTGATATTCGAAACATCGGGAAGGTTATCGGTGCCGACAACCAGGTGGTCGAAGGCGATCTTGCGGTGTGGATGTGGCTTGAGGATCTTGAGCTATTCTACCCAACGGATTTCGACTCCATTCACGCCCGCAACGTGAAGGGAGTCGAATCTCATCGATACCAGACACGAGACACCTTTTTTGCACAAGGACCTGAACATCACTCTCATGAGCAACGTTCGCAGATCGTGATCAGGCGAGACGATATCGATGACGTCGCACATCCTCCCGGAAATGCCAAGCCGATGGCCATTACATCGTCCTTGGTTTCCGTACACGGGAATGCTTCTGATTCAATCTTGGATTATTTCAAGATACCGTCTTATCTTGGTCACTTGACGCTTTCAGGCTCAGGTGATAAAGGTCGTATTTGGGTTCGCCCTTATACAACTTGTGGTCTCGCTAAGGTTATCCCTGAGGTGACACCAACTTTGACCGTTTACCCTCCAACTAAACTCTCTGTTGCTACTGATCTATTTCAATTTTGGAAAGGTTCTATCAACTATCGCTTTAATTTCATTGCTTCTAAATTTCACTCTGGCCGTATACAGTTTGGTTTTGTTCCCCATGCCGCTCTCGCCACAACTCCTGGTGACTCCGAAATCTGGTCCAATATCAATTCTACTATTCTTGACCTTCGTGAACAGCATTCTGTTGAAATCAATTGTCCTTATCGTTTAGCTTTCAATCACGCTTACTCTGTAGACTGCTCAGGTACGTTGATCTGGAGGGTTCTATCACCCATTGTAGCTCCGGAGGGCGCGTCTGCAAAGATCGCGTGCTTCGTGGAAACATGGGCTGGTGACGACTTTTCCGTTGCCCGATACAACCCTTCAAAGGGCGCAGTTTCCTGGGGTGGTTTTGCCACTCTTGGGAAGTTTGTTGCCCGCGAGGATTTGGATGACAGGATGAGTTATTGCGAGGTTCAGGAACCTGAGGCGTTTTACGCTCAAGGTCCTGGACTAGGCGAATCTGCACAAGAGTCGGTTCTTGACACTGTTAATGACGGTGTTCCGACTTGGTCGCGCATTCTTGCCTCTATAACTCCCTTGCCAACCACTTTTACTCAGGGTGTGCAGAAGATGTTTGTAGGAGGGGATAATGACTATCTTGTTTCAGGATGGACTGTTCCCCGAATCGGGCAATCTGTATACGAACCTGCGCTTCAACCGGAGTTGAGTGTTTTGGAGAAGGTGCGTTCATATTTTTACGGCATTCATTCGGATGCTTACGTGAACGGACTTCCTTCTGGCTTCGGGGTCAAGTATGGGCAGAATCCCAGCGCGCGAATGGTAACGTTCCCGTATACTGGAAATACCCAATACTATGGTCCCGGCTCGATTTCGGAGCTTGACGGTGGCGGTTCTAATCACGTGACCCCATTTGGAAGCGTGTATGGAGCTGTTGGCTGTCTGCCGAACGCACGGGTTTTTCACCCTTGGTGTGTACCTCTGATCGACCACATGAGTGATCCTCGAACAACGGCCTACCGTGCCGGGCGCCTGCTCGAAACGGGACCGATGAAGGGGAAGTCTCAGCGGTGATCGTGATTGATTTTCTTTTGTCCTCTATTTATTTTGTATATATGTTTGTATGTATGTTTTATATTAGTGTAGTTTTATATTTTGTACTTGTATTTTATTTATTTATTGTATGATGGTATATGTATTTATATAGATCTGAACTGACCTGACAAGTCAGGCTTCCCAGGAATTGCCATCACCTGGGAGGCGTAGTGTCCCTCTTCTTGACTCGTATCAAGTACCAACTAGCGTTAAATCGCAAGGCGTGGTTGCCGTTGGGAATTCATTTATGCGCGTTGTGAAGAGGACCGGACCGTTGACCAACATCACTCAACGGCGTTCGTCCACTTCTTCCCATTGCGGGGGTCGTGGGGCTACATTTTGGCACGTGGTATACCGGCCACGTAAAACGAAC